ATGACTTATATTTGTTTATTCATAATAATTGGTTGTGGCTTTATTGTTGACCATTTAATATCTACCAATATAGTTCCAGTGATATTTGTTTTAGATCCTTCCTACTTATCAACAATATTTTCCGCAAGTATCACTTTAGCCGGATTTGGGATAGCAGTTGTATCTCTACTTCCTAATAGCTTTGATAAGACATACTATGGCTATTCAATGAAGGAAATTATCCGTATGAAAGAATCGAATGTCTCAGTAAATACTTTCATCAAAGTTACTTTTTTATGTATGGCATTCGGTTTACTTGGTTTGATATTGGTATCTTATAATTTGATTACTGCAGTTTTTATTTTTTTATTATTCGTAAATTTTAATTATTTCAGAAAAATCTTTAAGATCATCACGAATGATTTAGAATGCGAGCATATTGTAACTGCTTATATCGAAACACAATCTTCAAGAAAAGATAGTCCTTCCTTAAAAGATGAAATTAATACGCATCTATTAAATTATTTGTCAGGTTTATCAAGAACCTCCTCTACAGAACAAAAAGATACCGTTTGGAACATGTTCTGGACTCTCAATAAAGAAATTTGGTCAAGCCCATCTGACAATATAAGCTCAACAGAATTGCAATCAAAGGCATGTTCTGATTTTACCAATAAAATTCTAAATTTATATACACCATCAGCAGATAGTACGCTTTTTTCATCATACCTTAAGTCGATATTGGCTGAGAATGGATTATCTTCTGAACAGAAAACAACTTTAATTGAACATGGTTTGTCAGCCATTAAATTTTTAGATTATACTACACTTTCTTCTGTAAATCTTCCGAAGCAGATACGAAAATTCAAATTACAAAGTAAATCAGAGTTTGGAATTGAAGATTTATATAAAATATATATCAGAAATGTGCTTGCTCATCCAAATATCTCTCAAGATGAAAAAATTCAGCTTATTGCAAACCTTTTCATCGTAATTTCTGCTGCAAATAATACCGAAGACATAGAAAACGAATCTTGTGATATTGAAAAAAAAGTATTGTATGATACTATAAACAATCATCTTCTTCATTATGCTGATTTGGAGAACGCAAAAATTGTTTTGTCTTCGTTTATTTCTTTTATTGCAGAAGTCAAAGGATATAACTCTTACATAACATATGACATCACAAATGAAATTGCAAAAATCTATGCAACAGCTATCTATGCACTCTTCATACCTTTTGATTTTTATAATAAACCTTATATTCTATTAGATCAACCAACTACTAATTTGCAAAAAGAAAATTTATATGAACTTTTCTATAATATATCTTGCAAACAATTGCGCAATAATTGTATGTTTTTTGATTTATTATATTGCGAAAACAACACATCATTTGGTTGGAAAGTCTTAAAAAAAATGACATCATGGCTTTCATCTAATTTCTTGGTTTTTACAGATTATTCTAATTCTCCTTGGTATGACCATATGACCTACTATAACAAAGATGCTTGTGCCTGGGCATATACACATATTATTTTATATTTGCTTTATTATCATATAAGAATTTCGGCTGATTACACCAAAGTCTTTGGATATTATTCTATTTTTGATACATATAAAAATTGGGAACTACTATCTCATTTAGATGGAATAAATTATAAGCCATTAATTTTCAATTTATATTCTGTATTTCAGATTACAAATAGAATATCTTTGAAAAATGATTTCTACCAACTATTCAAAAAATTACTTGTTATTTCTATACCAAACCATAGAATACAATTAAATTTTGTGAAAAATGCTTTTGAAACTATCAATGCAGAAAAAGCAAAATATTATTCAGCCCCATGGATATCTGAGCCATTTAATTCTACTGCAGAAGATTGGGGTTCTGTCATAGCTCCATTTGAGTTTGATAAAAATGCCACTATATTAATACATGAAATGCAAACAAACCTTCTCTATATGTCTTTGGTATATTATCCTTGTCCTATTACAAAAGAAGAGATCATTTTATATCTCTTTAAAAATTCATTACCAAAGATCCGCTCTCATTTTGATGATCACTTAGAAGCAACTAGTGACATCAATAAAGTTAAAGAGAATTGCAAGAAATTAAATATTACTCATTGTTCTTTTGAAATGAATAATATTAAACATGGAATTAATGATAAGAAAATAACCGATGAATTTCGAAAAGAAGTTTCTCCACTATTAGAGCAACTCATCAAAATCGACTATGAAAAATGGAATGGATTTTATTTCTTCAATAAGGAATTTATGAAATTTTATTTTTCTGCAAGCGTAGATGTAACACAAAATATTACCGAAAAAGAAATCAAGGAAAAAATAGATAAACTGCCTCGTTTTGGTGATAAATATTTTTATCAAACTTGCTTTTTCAGTGTCTTACTTTCCTATGAGGAAGCTGTACAAACGATTAAAAATGAAAATACAGAATACCACATAACCTTTACCGTTAAAACATCAATTAATAAGGATAATGCTTTCCAAATTGATGCTGAGCGTTCCAATATTTTTATAAAATTCTAGTTAAAAAAG